TAGCTCCTCGCGTATTTCAGACAGGTCTTTTGCCATAGTGCCTCTATTTATGTCTTACGGTAACTCTACTTGTCCCAATTCTTGGCTACTGTGAAGTTGAGATGAGAGAACTCCAGTCGATCCACGAGTTTAACCGCATTTCCACTCATTCTGTCAATCGCAACAAATCCTTCTGGTGTAGTCGCGCGATAACCGTCGTTCACCTTAACAAAGGTTCTCGCCATTCCTCCAGCAGTGTTGAGTTTTCTTACCAACATATTCTTTGCTGCCATGATGTTAATCTGAAACTCAATGACACTTCTTAGGGTAACTTCAATCTCAGCAATCGCACGAAGATGCTCCTTCAGGAGCCGACGCTTCTCTTCGATCTTCTCAGGGCTCTTCACCTTCGCAATCACCTTCGTCTCCCAGTAGTTCTTGAAATACTCTCTATATTCTCTGGTGTGCTTACGCGGATCTGTGATCGTCTTACCCTGACGAATCAGACTATTGGTATATGTGGCAAAAGAAGCTCCAGAAACCGATCCAGACAATGATTGCTGAAACGTCAGAAACTTTCGTAGAGCTGGCCCGGGAATCTTTTGGAATACTGTTCCCGCACGAGATAGATAACGAGTGACTTCAGTTGTTTCGTTCGCTGTCAATGTAGCTGTTCCTGATACGTCACGGTAATCTGCATTATCAAAAAATACACTACCCGTTCTTCGTAGCTTAGACACATCGGCACCAAATGAGGCTGTCATATCTTGTAATGTGTCACCGGTATATGTGGTGTGAAAGATAACTCCTATTTTACTTTTCTTCACTCGCTTGGCCAGAGCAGAATTGCTTGGAATAGCATATGTGATCGTGTTCGGAGTAAATGTCACATGACTCACGCCATCAAAGTCTTTCTCTTCCAAATCACCAGGCCCATACAGCATATCACCTTGGAGAACAACTCCTTTTGGTATATTCATCTTTTTGAGTTCATCAAATGCGATACTCAATTTGTCCTGTAGCCCAGATCCATATTGAGACAGATCAGCTTTCGACTTAACATACTTGGGTGTCTTGTTGAATACTCCTTTGGTTCCAACAAAAAACTTTCCGTCTTCGGGATCAATACCAGCAAAAATAGCAGGTGCGCCGTCCCATTTGACTGTTATGTTAACCGATTTCTTGCTCTGCCCGGCTAGCATGTCTCGAACCGAACGCAGAAAGTTGATCGAATCGCGGCCGCCAGTCACTCCATTCAGAAGAATAAGCTCTTCCAAATGAGTCATATGAAGGTTCTTTTGCCCTTTCTCTTCAACAATATATTGGCGGAATGATTCCACTTAGCAATCCCACTTTCTCAAGGCTAGTGCCTTGCGAGTTGGACGACCTTTCTCGTCTTTCATTGGTCCGGGCATTCCACCCATTCGAGCGCAGAATGACTTGCGACGTTTCGCAGCCTTTCCACCCTTGCTCTTCTTTGCTTGTGCTGCGGAAACTGGAGCTTTCAGATCGCTGCCGGGATTCTCGCGTTCGTATGAAGCACGACCCTTTGCGTTCAATCCACCTTCCTGATTCTTGCCTTCCTTGCGTTGCCACGCAGCAGACTTCTCATCCAGAGCGACCATAATCGCCTCGTCTACCTTACCTTTAGACTTGCGCCAGCCTCCACCCTTCTTCTTATATTCCTTTGCTGCCCATGCGTTAGCATATGCTGAAGGATACACATCAAACTTTGAACGGGTCGTTGCGAGAACAGAAGACCACAACTTAGGGTTTGTAGGAACATTCTTCTCTTGTAGTTCCGTGCGAAAATCGTCGAATGACTTACTCATTTCTTGTATTCCTCTCTTGTTGGGATCTTTGTCCGTCACGCCTGTCTTTACATTGATCGGCTTGTTTCCTTTACCACCGATGTCTTTCTTTCCTTTACCCATCTCACGCTGCTTTGCTCGCTTGCGTAAAACAAAGGACTTGACACCCTTCTTTCCTAGCTTGGCTGCTTTCTGCTTGGATAGACACGCAGCATAAGGCTCACCTGGCTTGCTGTCACCACACTTACCAGCTTTCTCGCCTTTGCTATCATAGCGATCCCACCCAGGCTCTCCACCAGCAGATTGCTTGTGGAACCATTTACCAAGCCCTGAGTTCTTATATACTTCGTCTATTGTGCCCATATCGTAGTATCCCATACTCCTGTATTCCAAATATTGGCACCTTCGTCAATAAATATACTTTCTGGATCTGTTGGTGTCCCAAATGCAGCACAACCATAAAAACTTAAAGGCAAAAATGAGTTACTATGCGCTACGCCTTCTCGGTGTGTAATTTTTGCAAAAGGATAATTGTTCCCACCTCTAACTCCTACTGTTCCATCATTTAATGAAAAATACATACAAAAATCATTATAGTATGTACCTGCGACATAGCGATATGCTTGTGCTTCATCCGTTGTATAATAGTCATTAAATGTGCCTTGATAACTACCACCAGTAACATTAAATTCTGTGGTGGAAAAGACTATGGCATCATATAGTGCTTGATTTGGATTTGGTCCTGTATCATGTGGAGATATATCAAAACATCGTCTACCGTCTCCGTCAATTCTACGAAACATTTCACAAACTTTAGATAGTCCTACCGTAGCTAATTGTTGCTGATAATGTGCTTGCCCACAGTCAGCCCTTACTGGAGAAGAGATTGCACTTGGGCAAGAAAAAGATATAGAGGTTGCATCGCAATTATTAGATCCCCCTTCAACTATAAGTTCATCAGGAAATGCTCCTGTTGCTTGAAGCCCATATGGAAAATTAAGACCATAAGAATTGCAAGTGCTATCTCTGAATGTATCTTTTCCCCCGATTGGTTTATTACTTATCCATTCATCAAATATTTTTTTGATTCTGGTTGATATAAATTGAACACTATCGACAGTTGTATCAGGATATAATGTTAAAATTTCTCCGGCCTGAGTGTATTTACTATATTCTGCGATTGCCATTGTTCCACCTATAGCTGATATGCCCCAGTAATTCTTCTTAGTTAATGCTGCCCAACTTATAGGGGTAAATATAGTAGATTTCATCCACTCTACTAATTGATTTCTATCATTTTCTGACCAAGAAGTGTATTCAACATCTTCCATCAGCCAAGCTGATTCAATTAGTTGTGGAACAGCTATACTAAAATCATAAATGCAAGTATTTGTATTAGGATCTGTTACATTGTTTGTGCCAAATTCAATACTTGTGATAGCCTCAAATTCATTTATTCTGGTTTTTGCGGCAGCAAAATAAGCATCTCCGCTTCCAGCAGATGCAGTATCTAACATTGCACCATAAAGAGTCATAGCAAAAATATCAGAAGCAGCCTTTTCTGCGTCAAATTTAACATTAGTTGATCCTCCAACAGAAGAACTATCCCCAAACATCCAATTATCAAATCTATACTGCATGGGGTTCCTAGTAATTATGCCACCCCTCTTTCCTATATCAGCAGGGCCCGCGCTAGTAGCAGACGGAAGAGTAGTAAACGTATAATCACATCCAGTTTGACATACTGTTAGGTGTGGATTCCCCCAGTTTTCTCTTGCAGGAGGGCCATTCAAATACGCAATTCCATCAATCGACATATCAGGATTATTGGTATTACTCCAATGCCATAAATTAAATTTAACATCATCTCCAGTTCCTTCAACCTCAACTCCAAGAGAATGCCCACGCTCGCCGACCGCAGTCCCCCAAAGTTTTAATGGCCCAACTTGGGTCTGCCCAGCATCAAGAAAAAAAGGAATAAATGCCAACTCTTCACACTCTATTCTTCCGTCACAAGCCCAAAGTGAATAACCGTAAATGCTATTTACTGTAAAAGCATAAAAACTACCTGTTCCTAAATCAGAAAGCCCTTCATCGCGAAGAGTTACCCCGCTTACATAACCTCCCGAACTAAGAGCCAATTCTACAGCAGCATATTGCGATATAGTATCAGCTTGGTTTGTGGCATTATTTACTAATCTTGCTCTGATTTGTTCACCTGTGAAAAGCCTATTAGCATGAACTCCAATCGTTCCCGTAAAATTCGTATAATTACCACTTCTAGGAGGAACTTGATGATCTGCAAATTTTATTTCCCATTCACAGGTGTTAGGCGAGCCGCCACAAGTGATGTCATTACTCAATTCGTCTAAAGATATATTAATCCTCGTGGGATTTCTATCAAAATTGTCAATAAATTGTTTACCAGAATTTGGCGCACATTCATTATTTTCAGACCCCCAAGTTCCAGCAGCTATGTCATGTAAAGTTGCCCATGAATCTTTGGCGCTGTTTGCGATTTGCTGAAGTTCAGCTCTATCATCTTGAATCGGGCCAGATCCTCCTTCCGCACTCCACAAAGTATTAAATCTCGCTATCTCAATTTGATTGGTTTGTAACCCTATTTTTCTGGCTTGTGCATTAAGGCCACCACCCAAATTGAGACTAATAAATGATCCGAGTTGAAGAACAGCAACAATACAGACCAGTATGTAAAATAGCTTACGCATTGAACTACTCCAATGTTTCTGGCGGGCCTGCTGACCTTAAAGCACGAACGTCTATTCCAGTCTCACGAGACTTTCGTTCAATGCTGTCACCCCAGAGCCCGTAGTGTGCTGCCCAACGATTACTGTGAATATTGAGTCTATAATCCATTCTCTCAACTTGCTCTTCAAGTTGTTCCTCAACCTCTTCGAGCCGAGCGATCTGCGCGTGTAGCTCATCAATGCGATTCAAAAAAGCACGATAACCTTCGACACTAGCAAAAAGAGCGCCTATAATTGCAATAACACCTGTAATAATTGTCATATGTCTTCCCAGTTCGGCACTCATTTACTCACTCCTCACAATAGACCAAGGATCAATAGAAACTTCAATCGGGGTCGCAAGCGGAACTGTACCATACTTGATTCTTACCCTTGCTATATTTATGTCCCCTGCTTTGAAGGTAATTGAATCGTTGCCGCTTTTGTCCATGACGACCTTCTGTGTCTTCAAAGCTGTTCGCTTTTCATTCTTCTTGGGATTGGTGATCGTGACTTTACCTGATCCATGCCCCGTCACCTGAACATAACTCAAAGAATGGGTGTTATCACCTAACAGTTGGGTGGATATAAATTGCTTTAGCTTAGGCTGTGGCATCATATCCAACTTGCGATAGAGCGTATTTCTAATGTTCCGAAGTATCACACTGCGTTCATCGTTGGCTTTATTTACCATGATAGGATTCCCTCGAATCTCTTCCTTGCGACGAATAGGCTGATCCGATAGGTTGTATTTTTCAATGAATCGCTGCTCTGCTCTGTTTCGGATGTCCACGAGATTGGTCTTGAGCGCGGAATCAATCGTACCAAGCCCTGCTGACTGATAGACAATCTCTCTTCCTTGCCCGGTACTCTTCGCAGAGACACCAAATGTCTTTCCGTCCGTGAATGTCACGATCAAATCCACAGCGTTAGGTGAATCGGATGTCGTTCTGCCCACCCACTCGACTGTCTTGATCTTACCAAAACCTTGTTCATCAAACCAAGTTCTCAGCTCGGGTGCCATGGTCTTCGCTCTGCGTTCTTCCTCTGCGTATTCTTCTGGATCGAGCGCATCGCGACGAACCTTGAGAGCTTTTTTGACTTCTGATGAGTTGACAATACTATCCCATGATCCTGCGAGCTGAACTCCCAGAACGATCTCATTCGCATCTCCACGAAAGGTATTATTCTCTGTCAAGAAGTCGTTGAATGTCATCTAACAGTTATCACCAATGCCGTCTTTGGTACCTTATCCGTTACCACCAAGCGTCCAGCAGAGTCTCCTCGCGATGGCGATTTGCCATATATTTTTGGAACCCCTCTAGGATCTTTCGCGTCTGGGTCGAATCGCTGATCTATTCGTCGGGCCCGAAGTCGAAAATACAGATCATGCGTTTCAGCATACTCATTTGCTTCATGTAGCCCACCGTTTACTGTCAAGGTGTTCTTCTTCGCATCGTATGTGTTGCTAACAGTCATTGGACCGATATACATATAATGAATTGGGCCACCCATCGCTTTGTTTCCAATAACGATCTTCTTCTTATATGTGGTACTAATCTTACCAAACACATCTGGGATCTTGTCTCCGGGGTTATGTCCCTCATTCAACAATCCCTTGTGCGCCGCTCTGAAGAACCTGGCACCCAGCCCCGGAACCGCAAGTTCGATTCCGCGCAATCCGCCACCAGCCAAAGATGGAGCAGACTCTCCTTTCATTGAAAGGTTCACTGCGACCTTCTTCCCTCTTACTCGTCTATAAATGATAACGTCAGTGTACGGCTCCGATCCCGTGACCTGACGCCCTCCATACTTTGTCGCGTCGATCACGGCTGTCAGAGTTGTGTTACCTGCGACAAGTGTGATCGGATTACCTTTGTTTTTCTTGACCGCAGACTTGATCGCAGACACGAGGCCTGATTCTTGTCTCTCCGCTGCTGCACCTGCCATGGGAAACCCTCCTGTTGCTTCCCCTATTTATGCCACAGCAAGACCTGAAAAAGCCCGCTATCCGAAGATAGCGGGCTGTGAATCAATCAGATTCGTGCTATGCGTTGCGTGCGTTACCGACGTTTGCGCCAAGCAGATTAACGAAATCCAGAATCTTCTGAATAAGCGCATTATCGCTGTCGTTCGGTGTCATGGTTGCAACGATAGCAGCAATACCAACAACACCTGTAATAATCTGAAAGATGTTGCCAATGTTAGCTGTTAGCCATTCCATGATGTTCTCCTTTTGCAAAAGGTGAAGGATCAATCCTCCACCCGTATTTAGAGTACCTTGATCCCAGAAAAATCTCTTCCAGACTCTCGACTGCCGAACTCGGTCTTATCGAATGCAGGGCCATTGTCCACATCCTTTTGAGCCGATTGCTCACAATCATACAGTCTCATTTTGCTCCGATCCACGCCTACCACAAACTTTGCATTCTCGGTAGGGTCGTTGTAGCGATTTTTCAACTGTTTGATCATCAACTGATTCAACTGCTGAAGCTCGTCGTTAGTGATGATTCCAAGAAACAAGTCCGCAGTAGCCGGGAGCCCAAAGCTCTCGGATACATTTTCCATCGCAATGTCACTCGATCCATATCCTTCTCGATTGACTTGGGTTGCGGAGATGAGAATAACCTCTCGCTCCACGGCAAGACCGCGAAGCTCCTCTGCGATGCTTTTGATATAAGTGTATGAGTTCACGTTTGCTCCGAACTTGAAGCGAGATGACATACAGATGTTGAGATAATCGACAAAGATAATCTCGGGCTGCCAATCCTTCTTCAGCTTCAGCTCGTTGAGCAGATGGCGGAAGTGAGCAGATCCAGCTTGTGAAGTGGGATACTCTTTGACGATTAGCTTGCCGTCCGTTTTCTTTCTCAGCTTCCCGATCTTCTCGTCATACTTTTCTTTGCTTAAGTGCTGAATATCCTTGATAGGCACGTTCAGCAGGTTTGCATCAATGCGCTCAGAGATGCGCTCCTCCGCCATTTCCATTGTGATGTAAAGAACGTCTTTACCTTGAGCAAGATACGCTGCTGCCATATGACACATAACAAGCGTTTTGCCAGTTCCGGGTCCACCCATCAACACATTGAATGTTTTCGGAACTAATCCACCGTTTGTGATCTTGTTGAAATAATCAAGGTCAAACGGAATGTGCGTCTCGGTATTGTGATAGAAGTTAAATCGTTCGTCTGCGTCTTCAAGATAATCATGCCCGACGTTGGTATCAAAAGAAACACCCAGAGCCTTCGATAGAATGTCTGGAATAGCTTCCTTCGTCACCTGCCCTTGCCCGTCGAGAATAGCAATACTCTCACGCACAGCGTTGAACACCGCGCGATCCTTACAGAACTTCTCTGTAGTATCGACGAGCCAGTCAGCGTCGGGGGCCGGAGCATTGGAAGAGATTTGATTCAATGTCTCTTGAATATCTTTGAACTCAGTCTCGGTGATTCCACGTTTTTCGTTCAAGTCAATCGCAAGCGTCTC